TGCATCGTATCCATGACCACCGATAGGGGAATAAACGGGTTCGAGTATTGCACCGACACCACCAACTGTAGCAATGTTGACCGATGTGACATCATGGTATCCTGAGCCGACATTGGTTACGGTAACAGCAACAATTACACCGGCAGATTCAACAACGGTTCCGGTAAAGCCTGTTCCATTGGCATCAACCAAGGTGACAGCCTCGCCACTAACATAGCCAGTTCCACCATTAACGACACGAATTCTGTGGATTGCTCCATCAACCGCATTCAGTCTTACTTGAGACTGTGTGCTTCCATCGTCTGCCAGTGCAGTATAGACCGGCATCCATTCATCGGTAAGCCTCTGTGTTGCCTGAATGATTGTCAGGTCATACATGAACTTCCATTTATATCCATCGGCTGTTGTAAATGTTCCTGTAGTGGATGTGCTTGTTGGTTCCTGTGTTGAATACTGAACCTGCCCGTTTACAATAGGCGTATCAATGCACTTGTAGACATTACCCGCAGCCGTGATGACATAGGTAGGGGCATTTACAGTAAAACCACCTTGGTCAACAATCTGTTGAACGGATGATGTCTGGTTGTCGTCATATCTGGCATAGGATTTGTTGGCTTCCCAATCAAAACGCTTGGATACGCTGAATACGTTATTGGGAAGAACCTTCTTGTAACCAAGGATATTGTTATATGCAAATTGAACGTCAACTACATTGTCCAGTGGAGTTGGTGGATTGTTGTCGTCGTTCCAAGGTTCAGAATTTCCAATGGCAAGGTATATGGCATCGCTGAGAAACGATTTCACAAAATTCCTTGCATTGGTGATGCGAGTATCGCGAGTTACTGTTGCTGTCATTTAGCAAATCCTGATTAGTTATCTTTCATTTATTTATTGGTTATGGTGGAGTTGGGTAGACATCTATTCTCGAATCGAGCAAGAAATTGATTGCCTTGTTTGGATTATTTTCAATCTCTTCTATGACCTGAGAGCCAAAGTCTCCAATAACAGTATTACTTTCGCCTTGACTTTGCAGACCCAAATCAATCTTCCAGATATCGAATGTTCCCCATGTCGCACCCAATTGTGGGGTTCCTGTGACAACATAGTCATTTGATGATGATATCTGGATTGGAAGCAAGGCAACATCATATCCCCTCACGCCATTTATATAGCCCACCTGAACGAACCAGTGAATGCAATTGATTAATGATATCTCACCGAACATGGCAAGACCGGCAGGGTGAAGCATGTTCTTGACGATATTGGCATATTGGTCAACGGTATGACTTGACTTTATGACATATGAGAATTGTTGGTTCTTCAGACCATCCTGCAATATCATGATAGATGACAGCTTGCCATCTTCATTCAGGAAGGTTCCAGATACTGCATATTCCTGATAGTGAAACTGGATAAGGTCTGAAATGTTCAACGTGACAGAACTATCAATAACAATGTCAACAGTAACCTTGTTTCCGTCATAGGATTCTTCCAGATAATACTCGGATGAAAGTAATGGAACCGCATTCAGGCTTACCGAAAGAAGGGAATTGATTGGCACATTGATGCCGGTCTTGTAGCGTCTTATGGCTGGATTCGTCACAGAAAAACCGGAAGACTTCTGGACAATGGAACTTGAGCCATCCCATTTTCCATCAGAAGGAATCAATATGTTCTTGTTTGGATAAAAGATTTCGATGTCTTCATTGAACAGGAGCCTGAACAGGAATTTATAGGATGCCTCTGTTCCTCTTGCGATGTTGAATTCCTTGATGATTTTTATCAGTAGCCTTTCATTGACTGCGGCAATATCGCATATCTCGACTCGGATGGATTCGCCTCCAGTGAAAGACACATTGCCATCATCAAACAATATGGAGAAGTTGTTTGTGCATGAAGACTGGTTTTCAATAAACGAGTAGTATTGCTTGTCTACCTCAATATTGTCTATGTAGACAGTAATCTGACTGATATTGGTTCTCTCAAGTGGAACAAGATACTGGTAGATACCGTTCGCGGCAGTGAAGGTTGTATCAACGCAGCGGTTAATATTGAATAATTCTTTTGGAAGATTTAGCAGATACTCGCGCTTGAAGTATGACAGGAATTCGTCTATGGCATGGTCGACATCAAGGTTGTTTCTCAGGCAGTATTTTTCCTTGTATGCCTGACCCTGTGATTCCAGCCATTCATAGTAGGCTTCGAGAAATAGCTGAAACTTTGGGTGGTCTGTTACTGCCCAGTCAGGTAGCTGCCTCTCGATAAAAATCGAGATAGGAAAATTCGAACTTCCGTTATAGGTTTCACAAGACATCGTTATTTGACCACAATAGGTTTGATGGTTACATCAACATCAATGATGTTAATAATAGAATTTCTTTCAACTTCAACATCTTCATCTACGGGAGTGGCTACCATCTTCACAACGGGAACAAAAAGAATGTCATCGATTTCATCGACCGATATTGGGTTGAAATTGGTGATAGTAACAAAACCGGTAGCATAGTCTACACTTCCCGCCGTTCCGACGATATAGTCGGCATTGCCGGTTACCTTTCGCACCATCTTCAATTCACCAAGACCATTATCGACAATAGAATATGTGGCATTGGGAACAAGAACCGGTTCTTCAATAACGAATCCATCCATATACAGGCTTTCCGGAATCAAGGCATCGTTGAATTCCAGTGTATAGGTTGATACTGTTCCAATGGCAGGGAAAACCTTTTTCTGTAATATGATACTTGATAAATTGCTTAGAATCGATGGTTCGGCATCATTGATTAGACACATGACCTGTGAATGCAGATAGTCTGCACCAAATTGACCAATATCATTCTGGTTGTAGGATTCTATGGCATCGCGAACCAATTGCTCAATCTCACCGGAATTCAATGTAGTCTCGTCAGGATTGTATGACACAACCGTCTTGAGCAGTATGAACGTAAAGTCAGGGTCTACGATTTCCGGTAATATGGAAACCATGTTGTATGCCTTGACAAGCTCGTTAGTAATATACAACTTCTCTGTTGGTGTAAGATAGAATCCGCCCTGTGGCTTGATAGACAGGAATACCTTTCCATATTCTGGTGGAGTATTCTTTTCTCCACCCCAAACCATGATGGATTCGGCAGCAGGAAACTCTCTCTTGACAATAAACTTGTAGTCAGATTCTGTCACTGCCCTGTTTTGGGTACTGTATGCCTTTGGTGCATTGAACTTGATTGATTCTATCGATTCAATCGAAGCCCCACCAAATGCCTTGTTGGTCGTTGTGATGGTGACATCAGAAAGACCCTCAATAGTTCCGGCTAGACCAAAGTCATTTGCTCCATTGGCACTGGCACCATCTGTCAACAGATATTTTATGTTGATGAAATTTCCATCCTGAAGTTTCTTAGCCAATACCCCATCACCAAATTCAACCATATAAAGTTCTTTTTCAATCTCCCAAATCCAATAGGCATTATTGGTAGGAGAATATTCGGGAAAGGTGTTGGCATAGAAGAACTGGGTCTTGTCTGTTGATGTCAGCGATGTCTGGACAGATACAATCATGTGGTTATAATCTGCGCCGCCGTTGGGTATGGTAAACAACTGGTTAGGATTTGAGTAATCAACCACATAGTTCATTTCGAGCATGGTTCCCTGATATATCGGGAATGAAGCAATGTCGCCATTTTCATAATAGCGATATACCTTGCTGATATTATCCCACTCAAGAACGTAGTCTTCCATATTCAGGAATTCATACAGTTTTCCGTCAATAGATGTCGTGAACTTTTTATACTTGGGTAAAAGAATGGTTGAGCCGACCTTACCATAATTTGAACTTATGTTATTAATCAATGCATCGGATGGCTTGACTGCAATCTGCACAAATGCAACCGCAGCTTTTCTTGGATAGGGAACGTAGCCCAATTCCTTGGCTTTTGACACAACACTTTCCCTTAATTGGGCACTGTGCAGACGGGATTCATTCGCTACCACATTATCGTAGTAGGCACCGTAGTGGGTATTGTATGCAAGGATATCCAGAAGAACCGACATGCCTGAGCCATCAAAATCATAATCACTGAATTCTTGTTGTGCTTGCAAGAACGTCTTCAGATTCTGTTTTATTGTCTGGAAGTCTAATTCTGCTATATTGAGTCTTGAATCTGCCATGGGTTTACCTTATCGGGTTCTCTTTAGAACAAAGTCAACTGAAATTGGACTTGGGTCATTTGATATATTGAATCTGATATTTATCACATACTCGTAATCATTTGAATTATCTTTTACATCGACCCCAATCAATTCAACCCTCTTCTCAAATGTGTTGATTGTATCTTCTATGGATTTCTTCAGGAGTGTCGCCGTAATAGGTGTAGCATTCTCGAACAGCATGGTCGGCACGTTTGAGCCGATTAGTGGTTGGAATAGCCTGTCGTAATATTTTGTGAGGATAAGGGAACGAACCGAACGCTTGATTGCTTCGGCATCATATTTTTTTACGATGTCACCAGTAGAAGGATGTGGAATAAAATTCAAATCCAAATCCTTGTAGCGATGCCTCGTGCCTTTTATAATTTCGTTAGCCATGATAGTATTTATGCCTCCGGCTTGGGAATTTCTGGAACTTTAGGTGTCTTTGGTGCGGGAATTATTGGTGTTGGTTCCGGTTCCGGCAACTCTGGGCAAATGATAATCATTGGAAAACAGATATGCGGCTTCGTGAATTCCATGTTAAGTAATGCCAAAATCTCGTCGATGAAATCCATGAAGTCCTTGAAAAATTTCATGGGTATCTGCCATATGGCATTTTTGAAATTTGACCAGAATTCTTCAGCCTTCGACGAAACATCAGGAAACAGTGGGTCAGGCAATTCCGGAAATTCAATACCACCCAACATGTCTTTTACTTCAACATCCCACCAGTTTTTAAGACCCTCTTTATTTAGACCCCCGTATTGCTCTTTCAGCTTCTGAACTATTTTGTCTTTCTTGAATTCCGACAAATCCGGCAATTGTGGTATTGGGTCTGGTGCAGGAAGCATTAGGGCATCAATAAAATCCAGTATTGGCTGTATCAAATCAAAAAATTTTTCAACCACGATTTGCATGAATTCGGCGCAGGCAATCTGGAATGCCTCCCACATTTCCGTTACGGCAGAAGACAATCCACCATATAACGGGTCAGGTAAACCGATTGCATCCCACTTGCCCTGTAGTTCTTCATATTTCGCCAATACTGCCTGCTTTATCTTTTCGACATTTTGCTCTATCAGGTCTTCTAGGCTAACATCAAAATCCGGCATAAAGATTTCTGGGAAGCTAACGATATCTTTTATCAGGTCTATCAGTTCCCCAATAAGAAGCCACATGTATTCCCTTGGAACCGTATTAATCCACTTGTCAAGCGTGGCATTAAATCTGTTGACATTTTCACCAAATGGTTTCTTTGGGCAAGATGGGAGTGGTGGAAAATCAGGAACACACTGCATCTTGGCTTCCATGAACTGTGCCTGTATCTGCCCTATGAAATCGTCATAGAACGGGAATCCCTCCAAACATATTTCAAATTGGTGTATTGTCATATCAGAAAGTCAATGGGTTGCCTTGCAGGATGAATGGTCCAGCACAAATGTCGGATTTCTGACCGGCTGTGGTTTCCGTAACAGTACCGGCATTAATTGTTGTCACGTTGCCTGTATTGGTTTCTGTCTTGGTGCCAATGATAGTTCGTGTCACATTTCCGTTAATGACTTCATTGACATCTCCATTGATTGTTCTGTCTTCATTGCCTTCAACCAGTGTGGTGGCATCCCCCTTGACGGTTATGTCGGCATTGCCCTCAACAAGAGTGGCAGAATCCCCCTTGATGGTCACATTGGCATTCCCATCAACAATGATATTGTAGTTTCCCCTGACATGCAGGTTTCGGTTGGCATCGGTAACAATCACGTCATTCTTGCCAGAACGCACCACTCTGGTTCCGTTGGGGTGGATTTCTTCATAGGTTCCGGCAGGGTGCCACATGCGAACCCTTGGGGCAATTCCGCTGTCATCGACCTCTATCACGAGACCTTTCTCGGACTCGTAGACCTTGTTGTAGGGATAGGTGGCATTGTATGGCGATGGGGGTTCTATGGAATCCAGATTGGTATTCTGGGTCTCGATACTGGTTCCGGAAGTCACTCCACGAGCCAACCTGTTGGTGTCTGGTTCACCTATGCGGTTACCTTTGGGGTAGATGCCCTCTGGGTCATTAAAGCCCTTGGCGGCGTTTGCTGGGGCGTTTGGGATGCCTCCAAGGGTAGCGAACACGACTGGCTGTTGCTTCGTCTCAAGGTCTCTGAAATAGAGCAGAACGGTGGTTCCATTGACAATCCCAGTTGGGGAATTGCCAATGCCAGACATGGCGGCATCGGTGGTGGGCTGGGCAACCAGTGCCCATGGAAGGGAATCGGTAGGGATAAGGGTCTTGTCTGCCGTGTGAAGTCCAATAACACGAACCCTGACCCTGCCAAGTTTTAATGGGTCGTTTCTGTCTTCGACCCTGCCTTCATAAACTGCGAACATGCATAAACCCCAGATAGATTATTCTTCTGGGTATTTATGCTGTTAGTCTACGGTTATTGTGTGGGGGTATATGTCGTAGGTCTTTCCTTTGAGTTCACCTTCCATGATTTCGACCCTCGCACATTCGATATTGCCTGTGCCTGAAATGTACTTTCCCTTGAACCATACGCGGGTGAACGCAGGTATGGGCGGGCAAGGAAACATGTTAGGGTTTATGTTGGATGATTCAGAATTGGTCGTATATATCCTGTCGGTCTCAAGGATTGGTGCCTTGTAGCCCAACTGTTCAAACCTTTCCTTCTTGCCAAAGACAAACAAAGGCTTGTCATCCTGCAATCCACGAGAGTTGTTGTTGTGGTCTTCGAACATTTCGTCGAACAGTCTTGTTGTCTTTACCGCATATCGGGCAAAGCAATCTGGACACAGGTTCAGGTAGATGTGTTTGACTTCGCCAGTAATCTGGTGCTTATGAAGCTCTATCTTTTTGAGTTCCAGTGTGGAATTGCTGGTAAACATATTATCACCAACGGCATCACATACATCACAGATGGTAAATTCTGGGCTTTGGGTCTGCATAATCAATCCATTTAATATGGGTTGTCATCTTCGGTGT